TTTGTTAATAGGATCAGTTTCCATTTGCCTAACAAACTTTTTGCTACTTTCTTCCATAATTTTTAAAAAATCTTTATTCTTTTTTTGCTCGTAAGTCATGTTATCCCAACCTATTTCATTCCTTTTAGCAGCAACACGATCTGCGTTTATAGCGTCATCTAAAGCTTTGTGCTGATCTGCAAGCTTTATTTCGTCTGACAGCAAACGTAAGGCATCATTACTAACTTTTCCCTGTTCTAATTCTTTAACAACTTTGTTGACGTTAACCTCAGAAGGCTTAGGAGTATTAAGTAATGGTGTAGTTGGAGGTCTTACCTCACCATTCATTGCAGCTTTCTTAATAATATTATTTATTAAAACTCTTCTATTTGGTAATTCAGTTGCTGTTGTTGGCAATTCTGTTTGTATCTCAGGTGTTTTTGTAGGTAAGACAGGATTATCTAATATTTCATTTATTATTTTTGGCTGTATTCTTCTTGTAACTACTCCAACTTTTGCTCCCTGACCAATCTGTTCTGCACCTTCATTTAATAACTTGCTTATATTTGTATCTGCATATTTGTCCGCATCAAATTGTGCTATTGCAGATTCAGCAAAATTCTTTTGATTTGCAGCTTCAAACCTGTCAATTTTACTACCAGCAGCCTCTAATCTATCTGCACCTTGTCCAGCTCTTCTAAATAAATTACGATCCTGGACTAAATTTCTTCTAATAGATGCTGCTAACTGACCTTTTTCAATCATTAAATTTAACATTTCTGTATTACCAAACAAATCAACTTGGCCGCCTTCGGCTGTAGGAGCATTTTTAGCTTGTTGCAATACTTCAGAAAAAGTTGCGTCAGTTACATCTTTTTTCTGTAAAACTTTATATGCAGTTTGCATGCCAGTTTCATCAAGACCGCTACCACCAAGCAATAATCCTCTGTTTTGTGTTAGTTTGCCGTCTAATACATCTTGGTAAATATTTTGTGGCAACTTGCTGAGTGCTAAACCTTTTGCCCCTAAACCAGACTTTAATGGAACTCCTATATCTGTTAATTGCTCTGGACTTGTTATATCTGATTCTTTTAAAAAATTAGCAGCATCAAAAGGAGTGCCACCGCCTTGAGCAATGTTAGTTAATGCTCCCTGTTGCCTTGCGGAAATAGCATCTGGAGCATCTAAAAATTCAACTTTAACTGAAGGTATGCCAAGCTCTTTAGCTTTAGCCAATCTGTTATGTCCATTAACAACGTAAGTAAATCCGTCTTTTGGATCTTCCCATACTTGGACTACTCCTTCTAAATCGTTATTCCATTTTTCTACACCTTCTAATGATTGACCTTTTTGTACTCCCTGAGCATCAACACCGCCTTTAAATTGAAATCTAACTGGATCTAGCTTTATTTGTTCTACATTTAAATATGGCATACCCATCAACCTATTAGGCATTAATGTTTTACCTTCGCCCTCTAATTTTTTAATACCTTTAACAACGTCCTGTCTTGTAAATTGCTCAAATTCTTTGCCAGTAATTTCTGTTATAACGTCTGATAATTCTGTACCATTCTTAGGATTAGCAAGAGACAATAAGTTATCAGTTGGTACTTGATTTATACGAGTATTAATATCGGTTATTGCAAGGCTATTTGTAGGTGCTGATACATCGCTGTATTTTAATAATTGCTGATCACCGTCACCAGTTCTTTGTGAGATTTTTTCTATAGCTTCTGGTATATTCTTATCTACTTGTGCTATTTCAGATATTTGTTGGTCATCTAAATTTTCTAAAACTTCTTGTACTGAATCTGATTCTGGTGTTGCAGAGGTTATTTTTTCAGCATTTGTGCCATCAGGGTCTGTATTTTTTGTAAAAACAGTAGTACCGTTTGCGTCTTCTGCTATTAAATTATCTTCTATTTGTTTATTTCTAAACTCTCTTCTTGGATTTGTAAAACTTTCAGATACTTTTGCTCTTGTATTATTTGGAAATAAATTTTTAATTTGTTTTGCATTTAATAATCCAGCAAAACCAGTTGATATGCTTAAGTTTGGGCCAAAGGATGCCTTAGAAGCTTCGGTTCTGGTCATGCCAGGTTTAGTCCCAAAATTACCTCTATTGTCATCTAAAAATGTACTTGGCACTTCATCAATAGCGTTTATTGCAGCTAGTCTTCCTATTGCACCCATTATTGTTTTTGCATTTCTAGGGTTTAATAATTGCATTAAACGTCCTGTTGCTGGAATACCCGCAGCTACAAGATTGCCAGCACCGTAAGTTGCTAAACCTAAATATATATTCAGCATTAAGGCAGAACGCATATCATCACCATTTTTTTCTGCAATACTCATTTCAGATGGTGCTTTTTCGCCTATGACCTTATAACCTTCTTCAACAAACGCATCAAAACCTCTACCTATCTCATAATCTGTATATTCACCTTTTTTTAAATCTGTAATTGCTCTTCCAGCGTCACCTATTGCCCTAACAGTTCCCAAAGAAGCTGTATTGTCTAAATGTCTAGGTAATAATAATTCATAACCTAAATGTATATAAGAACCTAATAATTTGCCTATATCACCACCAGTAACATCACCCTCTTTAACCTTGCCAACAAAATCGCTAGTTGCACCAACAGCGGCCATACCCTTACCTTCTGTAACATCCCACCAGGCATAATCCAATTTTGTTCCTGGGGCTTGTTTTTTCTTCTCTTCTTCTTCAACTTCTGCAACAAGAGTTTCTTCTTCTTCAACAGGCTTAGTAATTAGCTCGTTAGTCTCTAAGTTTTGTTCTATTGGCATAGTTTTAACCTCTGTAATTAAGACGTTTAGGTGCTGTTCCGCTTAATGCGTAAACAATGTAATTAGTAGCGTCAGATAATTGACCTGTACCTGGAGACATGCCTTTTATTGAACTTTTAAGTCCTATATGTGCATTACCTTTTTGTAAAAGGAATTTACGTTGTTCTTCACTAGGGTAGAACTCCTCTTCTTTATAATGCTCTAAAGTATCTATTAGCAACTGAAATGGTGATACATTGTATTGATTTGCAAGCCATTTCATAGGCATTGGCATATTCATTGGATTTTCTAAAACTATTTTTAAAACTTTTTGTGCATCATTTGCAGAAATTATTGGAAACTGCTTGTAATCTTGTTTTTCAATTCTTGTTAAAGGGACTGATTGTAAGGTAGATAATCTGTAAGTAGGTGGAGCATCTATTGGTTTTTCATCTTTTTTTTGTTTTATTGAATTAGAAAAAATACCGTCTAAAGATTCTTTGTTTTTATTAAATTCTGTAATCGTCTTGTTTATAATTTTACCTTGCTCTGCTGCACTTAATTCTCCTTTTTCATTTATTTCAGCGGCAATGTTTTCATATATTTGATCTGCTAATTGATTTTTATAATTTATTGATGATTCTTGCTGATTAGATTTTAAATTTCCAATATATTCCTGAACGTCCATTTTGCTAATATCCTTGCCTCTCATAACAGCAGTAGCTACATCTGGGTAATATTTTTCAACCATAAGAGCTGTAGCTTCTTTTATTTTGTTATTTATCATTGTTGTTTCGTAAGCACCACTAGCTTCAGATCTTTTCTGTCTTGTCATGGTTGCAAATTCTTGCCATTTCTTTGTTTTATATGCTGCAAGCTCTGGAGGAATATCAGCCAATGCTTCTGTTAGTTCTTTTCTAACAGCAGTTTCGTCATACATAGCTCCATGCCTACTTTGATTTAATGCAAATATTTCTTCTACAGGTGCAGTATTGAATGTAGTTTTTGCAGCAGTTTCATCTAACTGATCTATTTCCTGGAACAGTTCTATTCTTTTTGCGTATGATAAATTATCATCTGACAATAATTCAGCTACAGCAGCGTTATACTTTGCACTACCTTTTTCTAATGGAACAATAGTTTCAGCCCATCTAAGAACAAAATCTTTTTCTGCTGCCTCTTCTTTTCTTTTATTTATTTGATGTGCAGCATTACCAATTTTATTAGATTCAATAAGAAAATCTGCACCAAACATTTCACCAGCAGTAGTTATTTTCGTGACATTACCTTTATCATCTGTGACCATGTGTACTGGCACACTTTCTAACATTCCTAAATAACTAGCAGCTCTTTGAGAATGTTTATTATTTGGATCTATAGCTTCTACTTCTAGCTGTGCTCTTAATGCTAATAAAACATCTTTTTTAAATTCTGTTGGCTCTAAAGGTAAACCTAATTTTTTTACCTGGTCATTAAGAATAGTTCCTAAACTTGCTACTAAATCATTTTCTGTTAATTCTTCTTTTTTCCAATTTGTTAATGCCTGGTATAACTGTGCCTTAGTTAATGTTTTTTGTAATTCTTTCTGAAATTTTGTATATGCTTTTAAATGTTTACTGTTAAAACCCTGCCATGACTTGTTTACAGAAGGAATTGTGTAATCAATAAAACTTGCACTTGTTTCATCTACTCCCCAATCCTGGGCTAATTGTGTAACAGCCTCTGCTTTTATTTGATCTAATCTTGGATTTAAAGGATCTAAAGATACTATCTCTGCTGCGTATTTGTTGTACACCCTATCCATGTATATGCCAGCTTCACCAGCAGCTAATTTACTAAGTTGATCTTCTCTTGCCTTTTGCCTCCAGGGGTTAACTTCATCCATCATCATGCCTGCAATAGCATCTTCTCTGGACACTTGCTTATTAGTTGCAGCGTAGTTTTCTGCACTATTAATAGCCTGTCTATTTGCAAGGGCTAAAGATTTTATTACATCATTTCTACCTTTCTGTTCTTCAATACTTTTAACAACTGGCCCTAGCTGACTAACAGCCTGGCTTGTTTGTTTTAAGGCATCAGATAATTGTTTAAAGCTGTTGTAGCCTTGAACACTCATCTCGTTAGATCGTTGAATTATGTTGACACCTTTTGGTGTTGGCATCTCTACTAACTTAGGCGGTGCAGCGGGTTGTTCTGACCTGTAAGACAAAAATCTATTTACTGGTTTAGCAGTAGGGTTTAATTGGTTTTTTGGAAGTTCTTGTACCATTATTTCAATGCTCCATAAGTAGATAATCCAGCAGATAAACCACCAGCAACAGAACCAAGCAATGCTGCCCCTGCACTTGGCCCGCTGCCAACCATTGATGGCCCTGCTGGACCGATCAATGTAGGTAATGGAGCAAATGGTGGAATAGGATCAAGATATTCTTGCTGCTGATAAAACTGTTGACTATTGTATTGATTTAGATATTGAGAAACAGCACCAGCTTGTTGTCTGTTGTATTGACTTTCTTTAAACCCATCATTTATACGTTTTAAAGTTGTAAAATCTCCTACTTGCCTTGCATAATCATTCATTAACCTATCGACAGATGGCCCTTCCGTAGCACCCGCTGCAATAGTACTTCTAGCTTTTAATGCTTGCACATTGTATTGATATAAAGCTACGGCATCAGACATTGCTTCTTGTTGAAACCCTTGAGCAAAAGCTTCGCTTGTACTTATGTAATCTGCACCAGCAGATGCCCTTGCTCTTGCAACTTCTTCTGCACTAACTATTGCTTTGCTTAATTCATAATTTCTAAGAGAATTTGTATATGCAAGGTTTTGACCGTAATTTATTTTTTCTCCCCAAAACCTATATTGATTATTTAAATCTGCTTGAGATGCTTGCTGCCTGGCAGACCAAGTAGCAAATTCATCAGATGCTTTTTTATAAGCTAATTTATTAACATAATCTTGTCTTTGTGCCTGGTAGTTTGCTATCCCACTTAAAAAGTTAAGAGTACCAGAAACTGCTCCAAACCCTGCTGCACTTAATACCATTAATTAGTCCTCCAAAATTGACAAAACAAAGCCCTAGAAAGGCCATACGGTCTAGGGGTTTCAACCGTAAAGCCAAGATATTTTAACCATTTAATTGATGATTTATTTTCGTGATATACCCAATTTCCTATAGGTTTTTTTGTTTTATCAAGACAATATTCAACCCATTTAATACCATCAATACATAAAGTTTTTCTATGATTTTTTGTAGCAGTTAATCCGTCCGTACCTAACAGCCAAATAGATTGATTAGTGACGCCAGTTAAACCAACTGGATCTCCATTGTCTCCTTCTATGGCTCTGCAAATATCAGAATTTTTAGCACTTTCCATAACAGCAGTTAAAGGGTCTAGGTCATGGCTAAGACGTACTTCTAGCTCATCGGCTTCTCTCAGTGCCAAGCCAATTTCCTGTATAACTTTTTCATTAGGCTCTATCCATTTCATCGTAATGACCTCGCTTTACCTGTAATTAAGGCAGTCCATTCACAGGTAGAAAACTTACATGGATGCGGTGTGTCATTCTTTATTTCAACTACACATCTTTCTCCCCTAGACATTATTGGAATAGTAAATACACCCTCCTTAAACCTGTTGTCATCTGGGTTATAGCCATTAGGTAATGCAGAACCTATTAAAGATATACGACTACCTAATACTGTTCCGTCAAACTTATAAACAGATGTATTCCTTCTTTCTGCTGTAACTTCAATATCAAAATATGCAGTTTCATGGTATCTAAGTTTTGCATGTCTTACTTGTGTTCTTTCTACGTTTGCAGCAGCTTTGCCTCCTCCAATTTCTTTATATAATTTGAATTTTGTAAACCTATATCTAAATTCATATTGCTCTCCAAAAAATACTGGAGCATTAGCCCAATTTCCAGAGGCAGTAATAGAAGTGCCAGAAGTGATTGTTGACAATAAAACACCGCCATTAAATGTAGTATGAAATCCTGACCATGCTTGTGTTGTAGCAGCAGCAGTAAAAGGCAATGTCCAGGTAGTTGTGTTTGCAGTAGCGTTGTAAGTTCCAGAAGCAACCCTCATAGCTGATGGGGTATCAGTTGTTGTAGAAACTCTTCTATCTAGCAACAATGGATAGGGGCTACCAGAAGGAGGTTCTGGACTACGATCTTGTACTGGTATCTTTTCTAAAAATACTTTTGTGCCGTATCTCATTAAACAAAACAAAGTTTCTCTAATACAAAGCACTTGTAATATTTCATCTGCTCCAGCAAAAGTCCAATGACTCCAGCTTGACTGTGCTCTTTCTACACCTCCACTGCCACTTCTTAAAAAATACTTGTAAACGTAAATTCTATTTGTAAATCCTGTTTTATGACTCAATGCAAATACTGCATTACTTGTATCATTAACAGTAATTTTAAAAACATCGCTAGGAACATAGGCAGAAACATAACCTGTTAAATCTTGTGCATCAGCAGTTAAAGCAGTACCAGCACCCCGAACACTAAATTCTCTAAATTGTGAAAAATCACCGTTTGCCTGGCAAAATATAATACCTCCACCCGCCAGTTGTGGCCTAACATTTGTATCTATTTCAAACTGCGTTAAAACTGTAATTTGTGCAGTTGCTGGAGTTAATATTGTTTCCGCTGCATTAAACCTAAATTGATATTGCGAACTAAATAAAATTAATTCATCTTGGTAAGGTATTGCATATTTAAGAATACTTACTCTGTTATTACTAGCAACAACATCTATAGGGTCACTATCTAAAACAGTAGTAACTGTTTCTGGGAAAAAATCAAATAATGATCTAACTCTGGAAAGTATTACATTTTCATCTGCAAGAAATCCTAATCTATTTTTATAGATAAATATGTCATTAATAGGATTACCAATAAAACTTGGGTCTGGAGCTGTTGTTGTATCTCCAGCAATACGCTCTCCCCAGCTTGGAATCTTTACTTCCCAAGCAACACCATTTATTGTTCCTGATTGAGTAGATCCATTTGCAGGGCCAAAGAAAAATGTACCATCTGGCAATGCCACTAACAGATGTGGCATTGTATCTCTATTTATTTTGTACTTATCTCCAGGCTTAACTGTTTCACTCCAAGTACCTTCACCAAATGTTCCGCTTTTTGGTGCAAAAGAAACATGAAAATCATCAAAACTATTCGTTGGATCACCTTCTATAGTTACCTGGTAATTTTCTGGAGCTATAGTTGGCAGCTCTGTAAAAGCTTGCACTTTGTCAAATATTGCAGTTATATCAGCATTTGATCTGGCATCAGATACAGATATTGTTAATGCATTATTAGATGTGACATGTATAACAGCACCACTTCTAGCAAAATTAACACCCGACAAAGATGAAAAACCATTGATAATATTAGTGGCAATATCTTCAGAACTAATTCTATTTTCTGTTACTGTACTTCCGCTTGCAACAACTGGTGCAACCGCAGTCTGTACCGTTACTTCTGTTCCGTTTACGTTTACTCTATACGTTTGACCGTAAGTAGCTGCCCTTACCCAAATTAATGCTTCATGTGTAGTTGACCTTGCAACAACAGGTGCAACATCGTTGGTCATTGCTGGGCTGGTAAGCGTATTAGTTATAAATGTAAAATCAGCAATTGTAACAGCTCTTAACTGAGTTTTTGCATCAGTTATTGTTGATAAATAATTATAAGCATTACTTGCTGGGTTTACAGTTTTAGGATTACCTTCTAAATCAAAAACTTTAATAACACTAGAACTAATAACAGCTAAGTATTCCTCAACTTTATCTCGCAAAATACTATGAATAAAACAATCACCAAAACTACTATTAGAAACTAAACCTATTGTTTCACTACAATCTCTTTTTCTTAAGCCTTCTACAATAGAAGACATCCCATTAATTTGTATTTCTGCCTGAGAAGGATCACGTTGAGCATCAGGTTGTTGACTAATGCCTTGAGCTAAATTTGGTATTGAATAACTTGTTAAAGAACTCATAACCTATACGCTGTACCTATTCTTCTTGTTGCCAAGCCCATAGCTGGGTCATAAGTAGGAAATGGCAAATAATTACGACCACCAGTTAAGATATTTGGAACTTCTTGCTGCTGCTCCATACGTTCTAAAACTATTTTTGCGTCAAGTTCATCTTTAGATGTGTATTTAAATAAAGCATCAGATCCTAATACACGATCAGAAAATACTCTTGCAGCTCTAATTGTTACCCATCTGTTATAAGCTTCTGGCACATCATCCCAGGCTAATAACCATATAACATCAGCTTTTATTTCATTAACAGTAGTTTCCATTGTATATCTTCTTTCTTGCAAGTCATATATTTTTTGACCTCGTAATTGATAGCGACCAGCATATAAGTATGGATCTAATGCAAATTGCAATATATTAGTTGGTACTATAATTTCTCCAGTATTTGAATCTTTTTGAAAAGGATATTGAAATTCTGTATTCCAACTCCAACCTTTTGTTTGTCCTTCTTTGTGAAATTCTAATATTGTTCTTTCTGCTTGCTTTGAATCATCTATTTGTTCTGTTTCTAAGCTATTTATAGGCTGCTCTCCAATATTTTCCAGCAAGACATTTACTGCGTCTAATAACGTAGTACGACCCTGTGTAACCGATTGGTTTCTAATGCCCATAATTATTTACACATGTGTTGAGTATATTCTACAAGAATAAGAAAAAAGAGCCAGTAAATGACTCTTTTTAGACCAAAGTATGCAATTTGATATTAAATCAAATTTATGGGATTACAACTTTACATGCAGATTCAGCTCTTAGAACACCCATGCCTAATGCTTGACGAGCAACCATTAAGTCAGCTTGGTGCTGTACTCTAAATTCTTCACCTGTCATTTGCAGTTGTGGAGATAGTAGTGATACAACTCCTACAGCTTCTTTGTTAAAGATAAGACCTTTGCACTTACTTAGGTTTTGTGCGTAATCAGAGTTATGATCACCAGCTACTAATGAATAGTTTGCCTGTGTAACGTGATTAGACATCAAGATTGGAATACCAGCAACTTGCAAGGTACGACCATCAGCAATAGTTCCACTACCACCAAAGTCAGCGTTAATAGCTCTTGATGATTGTGTAATTAAGTAATAATCTTCTGGGCCAAATACAGCACACATATCTGTGATGCTTACGTCCTTAGATTCAAAACCAACTCTTGCATCAAAAATAGCGTTAACAAGAGCATCACCTTTTGCTTGGCGAGTCGCACCAGAGGCTGTGTAATCTGTGCCAAGTGTTATGCCTTGACCAGTTCTACCGCTGTTAGATGATTTGTTTAAAGGCTCAGTAGCATTAGAAGCAGCAGCAAAAATCATTCTTGCAACACGCTTGTCATACTCAACGGCTAAAGCCCTTCCCAATTCAGTTGTATAAATTTGTCTAACGTCAAAGTAAGACATTAATTCATCAACTTCTAGGATCGCAACGTCTGCAACCATTAATGCGTCAAGATTAATGATACGCTCATTTAAATCTGAAGGATCGTTGCCGTCACCTGTAATGACAGTACCTGGTTGATGATAGGACGCACTTAGCTTTCCTGTAATTGGGAAGGCTACGGATTTGCCTCCTCTTATGTTTCTTTCTCTAGTTTTGCCTTTAAAAACGCAAGCTCTTTCAAAAGCATCGAGAACCTCGGCAGAGCCGAGTTTGAGCATCAAGGCTCTATCTGTATCAAGACCAGTAGCTCCAGCTTGCCAGGTGGCAGCAGAACCCTTAATCTGACCCAGACGGCTTAAAGTTACAGCCATGTGGATAAAAAATTAAATTTACAAAATACTTTTTAGTTCGCCTAATTCAATAACATCCACAGGTTGTCCACCTAAGCGGGCCTGGTGCTTGAAATGCTAACTGTTTTTAATATACTAAAAAACGTCAGAATTGAGTAGTATTTTTGCAACTTTATCTCTATAAGCTTCATCAACATCATATAATCTTTGTCCTTTACTATTTGTTTTGTTCATTGCATCTAATACTTGCTGTTTACTTTCGTATTTATTTTCCGCTGGTACATTTCCACCCCCGTAGAGTTTTGGTTCTACAACTGATCCAGGAGACTTCATTTGTGACTGAAAATATTTCAATGCCCATGTAGCAGCTTCTTTATTTGTATCTGCTATTTGGTTGTATTGATCTAATACATCTTTATCAACATTCTTTTCAGCCCATTGAGTAACTTCTTTAAACGCTTCATCCCCGCCAATAGCGTTTCTTACCTCTACTCCATCTTCAGGTGTTAAGGGAGCAACAGTTGCTTGCGATTGCTGTGCAGCATTAACATAATTTTCTACCACTGCTTTAGGAACATTAAAAACTTCGGCTAAAGTATCAAAGTTTTCACTAATATCTTCACCGTTATCAGCTCTTTTCATAACGTCAGCCATATCTAATCCTTTTTCTGCTAAAGCTTCTACATATTCTTTTCCGTATAGTTCAGAAGCGGCTTCTGTTGTGTAGTTTTCATCAGGTTCTTTAGACGGTGGTTCTACTTCTGTTTTTTCTTGTTGTTGCCCAACACGTTTTTCTAATTCTGTATAAGCTTTTGCTAAATCTTCCTGAGTATTGAATTTTCCTAAAATTTTATTATTAGACTGTGCAGCTTCTTGTTCTTGCACAAATTCTTCTAATAAATTCTCTTGCCCTGGTGCGACAATACCTTCTAATTGTTCAGGTGTAGAAATTTGTGGGCTGTTTGGAGTTTCGGTCATGGTTATTCAGTAGGTGTTTCTGTTGGAGCTTGCATTTCTTGCGTCATTTGTGCCGCATTAGCAAGTTTTTGTGGATCAGCCATGCCTGATTGCATAGCTTGTTGTGCAAGAGCTAGTTGTTGTTGCTGTTGCATCTCTTGCATCAACTCTTGCTCAGACTTAACTAATCCCACTATGTCAATACCCATTGAATAAGCTAAACGCTTAATTAATTCAGATGGTTTAACATAAGTTGCTAAAGATTCTGGGCCCATTGTTTGTCCAAGTGTTTGCACAAACCTGACTAACTGTTCTAAGTCATTACCTCTACCTACGGCTGATAAACCAACAGTTATTACTGGCTGTACTAAATCAGATGGTAATTTTGGCACTTTGCCTTCTCTAGTTAAAATATCTAGCTTACGAGCAACGTATGGTATTTGAAATTCTGTACTTAAAATTGAATAAATAGAGCCTAAACTATTTTCTATTTGCAATGCTTGAAGCCTTACTTCTTCTGCTGTAACTCTTTCTGCATCTCTCATGTCAGCTAACATAAAAGCTTGAGATAACCGCATTTCTATTTGCTGTTTGGCTTGCATTGCAACTGACATGTCCTGACTTTTTTGCACTTGCAACGCTAAAACGTCATTTGGATCTCCAGTTACAAAAGATCCGTTAGCTGCTCTTGCTAAATCTGCTGCCTTTGTAACTCCTGACGGTTTTGTAAGAAATAAAACTTTAGATGACGCTAATGCACCTTCTGCTATTGCCTGACATAATGCTTCAACTGTTTGTAAATCTGCTAAAGCTGCACTCTCAACATAAGACACACCGTATGCCTGTCCATCTACTCTGGTCATGCGTAATGGCAGCCAGGGTGATCTATCTTTTGGTGCTTTGCCTTCTGTTCCTGGTACAATTTTATTTTTTACTTCTTGATGCCAATAAACTTGACCATCTCTCCACTCTATATGCGTATATAACCGACATTTCTTTTCACTATCTGGCTGATTGTTATAGTCATCTTCTTCTACACCCGCTAATTCTTCATCTTCTTCCATTAACATATCTTTGATAACAGCAGGCAAAACTTCATAAGCAAGTTCTTCACAAATAACAGATTCCATAGGATTACCCATCGGATCTCTTGTTATTACAAATCTATTTAAATGAAATACACGCAAACCTTCACTTGCTACATAAAGCATTGCATTACCACTAACAATTAAATGCAATAAGGCTTCATGGAAAACAACTCTGTCATTACTAGCTTCTATTTCCCTTAATACCATTCTTTCTATTCTGCTTAATGCTTCTTCTGTAGCAGATTTTTCATCAGGCCCAACACCTTGTTTTGCTAACTCTCCTTCATCTAGTGAAAACCTAAACATCTGTTGAGTTGGAGGTAACAAAGCAAGCAGCATACGACTTGCAAGGTTAAGAACACCTCTTGGCCCAATACCGTTCCAGGGAACAGGATAATTTTCTTTAGAATTATATGTAGGTTCTGCTGACTCAGGTATTAAATATGGCATTGTTAACCTGGCACAAGTCCTAGCACGATCAAGATGATAATTTCTATCTTGTTCATGTGTTCTATAGAACTTTTCAGCCATTGCAGCAGATTTAGAGTAAACCATAATTAGACAGAAATGTTTGCACCAGAACCAGCGTCAGACTGACTGCCAGAACCAATTTTTAATGATGTGCGTGTAGTTTTAGCACCTCGCCTTGTTTTGTTTCTTGTATCAACTTGAGCTGTTTGTGCTCTTCTTGGATCTTCAGATAATATTTTTAAAGAACCAGTAACAGCCTGTCCTCTAGCTCTTATACCTCCTAATATTTGCTCTTGCTCTGCTCTTAAACTTGCAGCTTGTGATTTTTGCCCTTCAATTATTTGTGCCTGCTCTGCCTGCATTGCCTGCAAGCTTGCCTGTTGTTGTGCAGCAGTAGCTTCTCTTTGTATTTTTAACCTCTCCAATTCAGCTCTTTTTTGTGCTGCTCTTCGATCTGCTTCTGCCTGTGCTCTAGCTGCTGCTTTATCAACTTGATGTTGTTTTTCTCTTTCTACAGCTTTAACTCCTTCATTTACTGCAAAACCGCCTGCAACTACTTTTGCTATTGGTACTACTGCTGGTGCACACATAATTAAACTCCTATGTTAAGGCCAGCACCTTCACTAGCTGCCATTAATGATCTATTAATTTTTAAAGTTTTTGTAGGCTTATTTTTTTTAGGTTTTGCAGCAGTAGTTTGTGCATTTGTTGGAACTTCTGCTTGTTGTGTAGTTGTTGCATAAGTAGAAGCTTGTTGCGCTGCGGCTGCGGCTGCGGCTGCGGCTTGTTCATTCCCAAGTTGTTCTTGGAGTTGTGCTGTTTGAGCATTAGCAGCATCAATTTGACTTTGTAATTGTGTCTGAAAAGTTTGCTGCTGTGTAGCCATTTGCTCTTTAAAAGCATCTAAAGAAGCTTGGTTTGCTGCAATTTCTTCATCACTTGGCCCTTTATAGACAATATCTGGGGCTTGCGGTGTACCAAAACACATAATTTTACTCCTAAGTGTTGTAAGTGAGGTTTAAACCAGAGCCAGAACCTTGTTTTGTAGCTGTTTTTCTGCGTATTCGCAAACCACTTCTACCTTTTCCTTTAATTCCTCTGGCATCAGCACCTATTTTTGGTGGTTCTGCACTTTTTTCTGGAGGTGGAGGCCCAGCTAAAGCCATTAATTGCCTTACCTGACGATCAACATTGTTAGCTGTTATCTGTTTTTGTGTGTTTAACGCTTGCAAAACATCTTGCTTTTCTCGTAATGAAGCTGTCAGTTGATTTTGTATCAACATAGTTTCATTATTCATTTGTGCTTGAATTGCTTCTTTTTGCAAATCAAACTGCTTGTCATAAGCGTTATAGTCTGGTTTTGTGATTGTTCCTGGACTACCACCACCAAAACACATTAGATAACCTCCAAATTTAAAGGATTTTGTTCTTGAACTTCATGTTGAGCTATCAAATACCTAACAACAGATGCTTGACCAGCTCTAAACCACACCTCTTTGTCACTCAGATCAAGGCTTGGTGACTTATCTGGAAACTTTTCTGCTAAAACAGCAAGTAATTTCTTATCAATAGTTGGAAAATAAGACATTACAGAGGTGTAATACTCTTTAGATTACCCTTTTTACATGAAATATGTAACCTTTTGGCATAATATAAATAATATATTGCATATATGTAAACAAAATGGCTGAATTATCAGAACTTTACGCAGAAATGCACGAATTAGTAGCAGAACAAGTGTTAGAAGATTTAAGAGATGGAGATCGTAAAGCAAGACAAGAAGCAATGCAGCTTTTAAAACAAAATAATGTAACTGCTACAGCAGCAGAAGGCAGTACATTAAAAAAATTAAAAAATAAATTAGATTTTTCTAGCCTTGCAGATAAAGTTGTACCTCTTACTGCCCCACCGTCAGCCTCTTGACACCGCCATAAGATTTACCTGTAATAGGTTTTCTAGTCCAACCCATACATATTGCGTCAATAGATCCTACTGTTTCATCCATCCAGGCATCTAATTCTGCTTCTGCTAATTCATCAGTTCTAGCTTTTTGTGCCAAAATTTGATCTTGTGCAGCAGATTCGACAAAAAATCCACAAGCAATAGCTAAAGCATCTAATCTATCGTCAAAACTTAAGCATCCTCTTTCTGCGGTAAGCCGACTAGCTTGAAAAAATAAACTCCTGGAGTAACCATGCTCAGGATCATCGTCATGTAACCTGTAATCATTTCTTATAACTTTACTTGTAACAACTAATCTATGCTGTTGTATCAATGGGCCTAATACATCACAAAGTCTATGCTCTTTTCTAATGTTATGCCTAACCTCTTCAATAGTTACAGGATGAGTTCTTAATAAATGCGGTTTAAGCAATGCAGAAAACATGCCATCACCCATATTAGATTCAGCAATTACATAATTTACATCCCATTTATGTGCGACATCAGCTAAAAATTTTAAAACTTCATCTGCATAACCAAGAGTAGAGCCGCCTGACTCTAAAAGAAACATATTACCGTTTAATTCAGCGACAACAGCCCAAGCTAATTCATCCTGGCCTCGGCCTGCTGGATCTATTGCTAACACACATCTCCATTGTTCTTGTTTCGATACCCAGCCATTTTGAAATATAGGCTTATGATAAAACCTGTCAGAACCCATACCAACACAAACTAAATCCTGTAATCGTTGATCAGGTTGATTAGACCAAACCACAGTTTCAGGTAAAGCCGTACCATCTATATCCATAACCATAAGATCACCAAGACGTATTGGAAATCTATCAAGGTTAGCTAGTCTGGTATTAAGCATGAACTGCAATTCAAAAGAAGCCTTAGTCATAGAGGCTTTTCTCTGGAGAATATCTTCATGACCAAAACGTTCTGGATCTGTAGGCTCATGCACGAGGCTGGGGTTAGAGATGACCTCCTCCTGGATCGTAGGATCGAGGTTGCCCTCGTAGCAATCCAACTCCTTCGGATACAACGCAGGCCAGTAACGAGCAGAATAATTCCTTTCTCTCACAAGACGTAAATATATACTTGTTTCTGTATGAGGTGTACCAAGATATAAAATCTTACGAGGTAATAATTGTCCTTCTTCAGGTTTAATTATTGACTGTATTTCTTCAACAGCATGTGCAACTCTTTCCTGTTTTAATTGTGTTATGACATTAGCTAAAGTTTCAACGTCATCTAATATTGCACAAGTACAACGCTGACCAGTGGTTTGCCCCATAATACCCATTGATCTAACAGAAGGAGACTGTTCTTTAGATCCTGGAGCGACATCAAAAGCAACATTACTAAATCTATCGGTATTACCTGGCATGAGACAATTGAGAATATCTATTTCACCAATACATCTCAACATAAAAGCAGAAAAGTCAGTAGCTTTTACAGCAGTAGCTGAGACAACAAGAATTTTTTCATTCGGATCAACTCTTAATCGCCATAACGCATAAAAAGACGCAAGAATTGACTTACCTAACCCACGAAATGCAACAGTTAGGCTTTTATCAGGCCCATTTTGCATCCATTCACAAACTTTTAACTGTTGACGAGTAGGTGTATTAGCTAATCCTAATTCCCTTAATAGATAACAAGTGAAATTAGGAAAGCTATCTCTTAAAACTTTAGGAAGTGGCTCCCATAGTTCTTGCATTATTCACTTTTCTTTTCTTCTTTTTTCTTCTCTTCTACTACTGGTGCATCCTGTACATAATAATTAGCAGGCTTTTTTGCTTTAAGGGTAGTATCCTTAACAACGCATGCTCCTTCTAAACCAAGATCAAGACGTTGATTGTTTGTTAAATAAGGCATAATCTTTAATAAATTAAATACAACAAAACCCCTTATAGGCAATAAGGGGCTTTGAAGAACCCCCGCTGACCACGACCAAGCAGCAAGCTACAAGGGTTATGTCAACATTACCGCTTTTTAGCGGTTTTTGCAGCTCTTTTAAAGTTTGCAGCAGTAGGTGCTCCCTTACTTCCAGGCTTTCTCATCTTTTCTCCAGAGCCAGCTTTAATCCTTTTTCTTTTTGCATGGATGTTTGCATAAAGTCCTCGTTTAGCCATTACTTTTTCTTCCTCTTAGAACGTAATTTTTTAAGGTCTGCACCTGTAATCTTGTCTTTAGGTGCTGCTGTAGCTGCAAGCTTTCTTTGCTTTGCCGAATATTTTGCTTTCGGCATTACTTCTTACCTCCTTTTACTTTCTTTAAAGGCTTTACTTTCTTTGGTTTTCCGTAGGCCATAAGAGTGTTACAGGTATCTATCTACTAAAGTAACGTCCTGGACGCTGTTTTGCATCCTCTTCTCTACGCTTCCGTAAATATTCTTTAAATTGTTCTCTATCTGCTCTTAATCCATCCGTTATCCCATACTTTGCTCTTATCCTTCTCATGCTTCTCTTATAGCTATACCTCTCCTTTGGTGTTAAATCTTTCTCCTCCTTCCCATAGTTAATCTGAAACTCTGCTAACTCAGTTTCCATTGTCTTGTATCCTTTCATATTTACACTTGTGTAAAACAACACTTGCCATTTTAGCAAACCATGCTTAGATTAGAGACGTTAAGGAGATTCCTTAGGCAAGAATCTTACAGAGAATTAACTTCAAATAACCTTTAACCTTACATACCTTCTCTACCAATATTCTTTCAGCTTACCTCGATAAGCCTCTCTCGTAATAACCCCTTTTTGGGTCTCACGATTAAAGGGGGTTATCGATACTGATTCGGCTACTTTTCCCCATAGCCCCCCTGGAAATCCTCTATAAAAAGAAGATTTCTATATATTTGCAACTATTAATGCAACTAAGGGAGGGAAGGGCCTGGGGCGGTTGGCCTGCATCACATTAAAAATGTGTTCGACTGCTGGACGGTCTGCAATTCAGTCCAGGAGGCCAGCAAGCAGGCAAGCATAAACAAAAGTAAGCACCCGCCAAAGAATAGCAGAAGATAACTAATGTAAAGTTTTATCAATATCTTATTTGCAGTAATGCAAAGTTATAAGAGGTCGTACAGAATAGAACTAATGGCGGCAACACACAAACCACGACCACCGCCAGGAATAAAAACAATGGAAACTATTGAGACACAAGAAAGCTTTAAGCTTATGCCTCTTGAGTTAATTCAGGAAATGCCCAGGCTATACGAACAGGACGGCAAGGGAGACCAGGCAACAGTACATGCCCACTTGTTTGGGCCTATTGGAGACTTTTATCTAACAGAGGTAAACAAGGAAGGTACAGAGGCGTTTGGTTGGTCCAGGCTTTCAGGTATGCCTGATTGTGCTGAATTAGGATACATCAGCATCACAGAGCTGAAGGAGTTATTAAGCAAGTACACAAGCAGGCCTTCTTTATTAACTGTTAAGTACATGGTTGAAAGAGATCTTTACTGGTCTAAATGCACCATAGAAGACGTTAAAAAGAGGTATAACTAATGACTCCTACAGATACAGCTTGTCTTTTAATAGACAAGCTTAATCAACTAGACAAAAAGTATCTAGTTAAGACATTAGTTAGTTATTTAAATCAGGCACAACGGGAAGAGATCCTGGACGATTTAAAAAGGGAGGTTTTCTAAATGGTTAATACATTTACTTTTCACCATGACGGAGGTCATGGATATTTAGAGGTTTCTTTAGACCTCCTTAAATACTTAGGAATTGATCAACATGTGTCTGGTTATTCTTACTTGCATGATAAGCGGGTTTATTTAGAGGAAGACATGGACGCTAGTCTGTTTATTTATGCTTATGAGGCAATAGAAAAACAGAAACCGCACCTTATTAACAGATATTGGGACGGTTTAGCACCATGTAGAAATTACGATAGATACCCTTCAACAAGTACGGACAGTTTTAACGAAACAATGCAATTAATTAATCATTACAAAATGATTATTAAGAGCAATTTAGTTAAGTCTTAAAGACTCTAGCCTGGAAGGTCTGCGGGCCTTCCATGCTGGACTCACCAGCAATTAACAACCACGACCAAAGGAAAAACAAATGAAACACCAGGAAAGAGAAAAGTTAAGACAGGAAGCTTTAACACTATTTGCAAAAGCTTTACAACTTAGCAAAAAGGCATCTTTTATAGATCCTGATAAGGTAACCGCAGGAGACGCAATAGGATCATTAGCCGCCAATTATGTTAGATGGGATTGCGAAGAAGCCTTCAATGTCGCTTACAACGTGCTAGAGGAGTGCAACATGCACGACCTCTGCAAAGATTTAAGCGAAGCATGGAAAGCTGACCAGGTAAAAGCATTTACTAATGTTTTGACAGGCCAGCCAGTACAAAGGAGGGTGAAGTAATGAAACCAAACAACGCAAGAGACAAGGAAAGCGGCATCTTAATCAGCCGCTACCAGGAGGAAGGATACAACACCAGGGCCGAATATTTAGCCGGCCTTAGAGAAGAATACGGCCCAGAAATATTTGACGCTGTTTCGTCTGTAATGCCACCTTCTGAAGACTTTGATGGCCTTATAACAGAATTAGAGAATTATGAGGCAATTATGGACACCGCCAAAGCCATAGAGAGGTGTTTATCATGAGTCGTATTACTATAAGCTTTAATACTGATAATGCAGCTTTTGAAGATAATCCTTTTGAAGTAAAAAGGATTTTAAATAAATTAGCTGAAAGAATTAGTTACGATACACCCGACCAAATTACATTGCTTGATATAAATGGCCGAAATATTGGCCTATGTATTGTAAGTGATGACGATTGAAGCCAGCCCAGGAGGTTTATACCTCCTCTGCTGTACTCATGCAGCATCAAACCACGACCCAAAAGGAGATTTAATCATGCCTAGTTTTTCATTTATGGACATGGACGGCAATTCAAAAGAAATTGACATCAACAAGTTAAATTCTGTTGAAGATGTAGCCACCGAGTTTAAAAAGTTTCGCCAAGAAACTAAAAAAGGCAAAAAAGTGTACATCAGTACAAAAGAGGACAAGCTTAAAAGCGTAAAAGTTTACGAGCCAAAAACACAAGCCGAATTAGATGACGAAGCAAGGCTCGAAAGTCATCTAAATAAAAAAGCAGGCATTTACCAGGAGGAAACTAATTAAGAAAAAAATACTTGGAGCTGCCCTTATATTTGTGGGCGGCTCCATTTCTTTACCAGCTTTAATATATTTATTGGTTGGATTTGCCGAACCGGTATTTGTCTTAATTGTTGGATCAATAATTATTTATTCTATTTTTAAAAAAGATGAAACAAACAACAATGAATGAACAGCAAAAAACAACTGTTTTATTCAATATTCTTGGAGCATTATGTGAAATTGCTGAACGTGATGCGACTTTTTTCTTGCCGCAGAATGGTAACGAAATAGATTATCAGGAATCTATTAATTATTTAGCAAAAGAAATTGGCAAAACCGCCAGGAGACTAGAAAGCGAATGATTAAAGAGCAATACAAGACTTTCGCAAGATTGTTGACTATGCTCCGACAAAACAGCACCGACAGAAGCCGTATAGGTTTATTATCTGTCGAGTGCTTTTTATATGTCGCCCAGGAGTCACAAACCATAGCAGAACTAGCTAAGAAAACAGGAGCAAGCCCGGCAACAGTAAATAAAGCTATTTATCCTTTTGTTCCTAAATTAAACAAGGCAGGGGAGCTGGTGCAGCCACGCATACCATTATTGAAGCGTAAAAAGCAGGGCAACTTAAGATCTAAGCTTATAATGCTTTCAAAAACAGGTATAGAGGTATTACAACTCATCAGAAGTGAGAAGTAAACATAAAGTTATATAACAAAGGTTACAAGCTGCTTATTGAAAACCATTCTCAATGATGTGCCAATCGTCACATGTGTAAAGCAATTTTGCAAACCAGGTGCTATATCTAATGCTATAACTATTTACGATAATGAAACTACACCATGAACCTACCTTAATTTTATCTATTATCATTCCAGACTTTAGTTATGGAATACATTTAAGCGTCTATAGAACTCGCCAAAAACGTAATTTTGGGTTATCGTTCTTTGTATCGAAAGAAACACGACCAACACCAAAAGAATACTCATGGATTTACGTCAACTGGCGGCAGCTTTGGATATTTTAGGATCATTAGACCCTGGAGTATTACCACTGCATCACACACAAGTATTTTTATTTATTTCTAGTAAAGATTCTTGTACTTACAGAGAAATAGAACAAAGATTTAATTTGTCTAATGCTGCTGTAAGTCGTATATGCAATGCCCTTAGTTCAAGTGCAAGACATAGAGGCAACAGTTTAGGCTTAGTAGAAATTTTTATAGACCCAAAAGAAGGCAGAAGGTACAGAGTAAGACTTTCTAAAAAAGGTAAGTCAATGCAACAAAACCTAGCCAACATAAATTAACCACCCATTACCACGACCAAATCATGTCTATCAGAAAAAACCCTCACAAAAAGGGTTGGATTGCTGACTTTAAAATTAATGGCAGAAGAATCCAATTAAAAGCAGCTACTAAAGAGTTAGTTATACAAAAGCAGGCAGAAGCATACAAAAATGCAGACAGTTTGCAGCCGGCAAGACGTAGATCAGGAGATATGTTTACGTTATCCCAGGCATTTGACCTTAGTTACAACCTTAGATGGAAGCACAAGGCATGTGGATACAACGCTGAAAACTATGGCATGCAAGTATTAAAGTTTTTTGGTGGTCATCATCCTGTTGCATGGATACAAGCAAAAGATATACATAGCATGCGAGAGCATTTTCTTAATTTAGGAAATAAACCTGGAACAGTTAATTGGAAGGCAAGTACATTGCGTTGCATGATAGTAGATAGCCATGAAATGGGATATATAAAAGAATTGCCTAATTTTCCAAAAAGATTGCCTATGAACAATACAAAAGAAAGAGTATTTAGCAGGGAAGAAGAACAATTATTTGTAAATTATTTTTATTCAATACATAAACCAAAATTAGCTCATAAATTTGTATTTTTGATAGAGCAAGGCTGTAGATATTCAGAAGCAGAACGCATGATGGGCAGAGAAGTAGATATTTATAAGAAAAGAGTGTTATATCCTAAAACAAAAAATGCAGCCGCTAGGACAGTGCCATTAACAAATGCTGCATTAAATGCTATTGCTCCTTACATGCCAACCATAAGTACGGCAAAAGTATGGGGAATGAAATACAAAGAATGGCAGCATCAATTTGACATGGCTAAAAATGCAGTTGGATTAGCTAACGATAAATTGTTAACAACACATTGCACCAGGCATACATGTGCCACAAGATTAACAGCTCAGGGAGTAAGTTTGATCCAGGTAATGCAATGGGGTGGTTGGAAATCATTGCAGGCGGTACAAAGATATGCTCATGTTGACATAACACAATTAACAACTGTTGCTGAAAAGATGAATAATACTCAGTGTGGACTAATGTTAGGTGAGAATAAGTTGCACATAACTGATGCAACCGACATGCAACTTTAAGCAAATGCCTAGTCTAGGAGTGAATCTTGATCACATTGCAAAAGTGATCTATTCTTGATTACAAGGCCGTAGAGCAAATAAAAACAAGTCACTAACAGTAATCTTTACTTGCATTACAGAACCGTATAGCTCACAATATGGAGGACACACATAAGTTGCAAATTGCAAAAAATGTGCAACCAGTTAAAAGCCCTAAAAACTGAACAAGTTGCAAGACAAAACAAGGCAAAAGAAAGATCAAAACAATCTCATAAAGCATCACAACGCAAGCTAAAAGAGCATGGCAAAGAGTCAGCTTTACTTTATGGGCAAAAATTGTATGCTGTTTGTTTAGACGCTTTAGCAGAAGAATTAGATAAAACTTTTGAAGATTATGTATTAAATCCTGACAAGGCAAGAGTAAACGGAGCTGCTATACCATTCTTTGATAACTTTGCTGGCACGCACCATATTGCAGCAGTTGCTTTAGTAGCAACCATAGACCAGCTAAGTAGAAAAGCCAGAATAGCCACGTTTTGTCAAAATTTAGGTAAAGCAATAGAAGACGAACAAAGATTAGTTAGGTTAAATAAAAAAAGTTCAACAGAATTTAGACATTTAATAAGACAAGGGCATAGCAGAAGACGTATAGCGACAAAAGATATGATGCGAAAACTAAACTGCCCAATCCCTTTATGGAATGATATGACTCGGCTAGATGTAGGCCGTTTTTTATTGGATCATATAGTGCCTGCTACAGGTATTGTAAGCGTTATAAAAAGACGTATTGGTAAAACTACACCCAGGTTTGTTGTACCTACGCAAGAGGCAGAACAGTTAATTAGAGACTGCCCCGCTAGTGCTTATCGTGGGGTGCATACTGCTATGGTTTGCCCTCCTAATCCCTGGAATGGTTTATATGGTGGCGGCATGATAAACAACCAGGAGTGTTTAATAAGAGTGCCAATACAAGACCATGAAGAAAAGCATACAACTGCAATAAGTCATTATAAAACTGCAAATTTATTAAAAGTTTTAACCGCAGTTAATTACCTCCAGGAGACACCATTACGAGTTGATGGAGAAATGGTAGAGCTGCAACGTATCGCATGGGAAAATGGCATAGATGGCTTGTTTCCATGTGCTAGAGCACCAATGGAATTACCTGAAAGATTAGGAGATAAACCTACAGCAGAAGATTTAAAGACAAGAAATAGATATGCTGCAATGGCACATAGAGACAGAGAGCAAAATAGACCAAGAAGAGTAAGAATAGAAAGAAGTTTGCAAATGGCAGAAGAATTAAAAGGTAGAACTATTTGGCAGAGTTACCATGCAGATCATCGAGGTAGGTTATATACAGGCAATAAATATGTAACAACACAAGGCCCAGATGCAGAGAAAGCATTATTGAATTTTAATTCAAAAACACCTGTAGATAATACAGCTATAGATTGGCTTTTGAAGGCAGCAGCAGGGCATTATGGTTTATCTAAAAAGACATGGGAAGAAAGATTGTTGTGGGGAAATCGTAACATTGAAAAAATAAAAGCAACAGCAGCAGATCCCCTTAAAAACCTAGACCTGTGGCGGGATGCGGACGATCCCTGGCAATTCTTACAACTTTGCAGGGGTGTAGCAGACGCAATAAAACATAGGAAATCTGATGTACCAGTAAGGTTTGATCAAACTACCTCTGGATGTGGAATACTCTCCGCACTTGTAAGGGATAAACATGTAGGCAGATTATGTAATTTATATGGCGATAAACCTTTTGATTTATATACACAAGTAGCAGAACAAGTTACTTATAGGCTTACCCAGGACTTGCAATTTGGTGACGAGAAAGAAAAAGCATTAGCTGAATTATGGCTTGGTAGAGGTATAGACAGGAAACTAACTAAAGGCCCAATACTAGCTAGTCCTTATGGTGGTTCATTTATGAGTTTGTGTGACTCATTAGTAGAGGCATTAGACGAACATTTAAATTATGTTCCTTTAGAAGAGTTTGCATTAAGAGTTGCAATGCCATCAAAATATTTAGCAAAACATATATGGGCAGAATTAAAAAAAGAAATTAGTAGTTGTATTGCAGTGAAAAAATGGTTAATGAAAGTATGCAGAATGTCACTTTCACAAGGTAGGCCATTAGTATGGACAACACCTTCTGGCTGGCCTATGAAAGTTGCAGATAGAGAACCAACAACAAGAACAGTAAGGACATTTTTATTTGGAAAAAGATTAAATGTTAATCTCCAGGATCAGCCAAAAAATGCACCGCTATCAGCAACACAAGCCAATAAAAGTATTGGAGCTAACTTTGCTCACTCATTAGATAGTGCATATCTAGTATCGCTACTTAACACTTGTGAAGATCAAAGTGTACCTGTATTAGTAAATCATGATTGTTTTGCTACTTATGCTTTATGTGCTAATGATCTGCATGAAACACTACATACTACAATGCACAACATGTATCAAAAGGATTTACTAAAGCAGTGCTGGATTGAAATGTGCTGCCATAGTGGTATTAATTTTCCTGAACCTCCACATGTAAATACATTAGATGCAAACACTATAGGTAGCAATCCATATCTATTTTCTTGAAATCAAAATATAGCGTTTTATTAACATTTACATAATCTTAGAACTCTACATATAGTATGTAAAGCGATAACGTCTTATTTTATGAATACATTATTACAGACACCACTACTAGAAGTGCAATGGTGCAAGCTCTTGGGCGAACCAGAGACAAATAGATTTGAACCTAACAAGCCTCCTGTATGGAGTGTAGAAGCTATTTTGGATACAAAAAACCAGCAACATGCTGAATGGTTATTAAAACAAGAAGATGAATTTTCTAAACAGCATGGAATAAACGCAAAAATATCAGCTAATTCTTTACCAAAAAAAGAAGATGGCATGCTTACACTTTGGACTTTTAAATTAAAAAGATTTACTAGGAAGCGTGATGGTGGATTTACCTCTGGCCCATTAGTTGTAGATAGCCATAACAATTTATGGAATCATGATTTTCTTATAGGCAATGGATCAAAAATGATTATTGCTTATGAAATATATCCCTGGAAAGGCCCAACAGGAGTAGGTCTTGCATATCAACCAAGACAAGCACAGGTTGTTTCTCACATTGCCTACGAAAGATCAGCCGATCCTGTATTTGAAAAAGTACAAGGTGGTTATGTAAACGAAGAAGCAGAGCAAAATACTCCTGTGTTTAATGAAGCAGGCTGAATTTTATCTGCACATAAGACCAAGATCAAAAGCTAGGCCCAGGTCGTTTATGGGTCAGGTCAGACCATATATGGACAAAGCATATATGCAATGGAAAAAAGATCTATGGTCTATGGCTTCTGAATATTGGACAGATGAACCTCTAAGTCATTGCCAAAGCTTTGAAGTAATTTTTTACACTGCGGCAAGAGGAGACATTGATAATTTACTTGGTGGATTATTTGATGCTCTAACTAGCACTAAAGACGAAAAAAGATTATTTGTTGATGACAACGTAAAAGTTATTGGAGAAGTTCATTGTTACTGGAAACACGAACCAAAGGCAAACAAAGCAAATGTTTGGTTTCGTATTACTTATGACAAAACAAAATGAATTGCCCTCACTGTGATTTTACAAGGACGGAAATTTACCGTACCGATACTAGGACAGAAGGTTCAACCCCTTATGTCATTAGAAGAAGGATCTGTGATAACTGCAAAACAAAATTTACCACTTACGAATGTGCAGATGTAAAAACCCTGGCACAAAAAATAACAAAAACAGCAGCACTTATGAAAGCTTTATCTGAAATGAAACATGCAGTGGGGGTAGATGAGTGAATCTAAATTTATTCGTCATGAGCCTTGCGAGTGTGGGAGTAGTGATGGCAGGGCGGTTTATACAGACCACAAATTCTGCTTTGCATGCAACACGTTGTTCAAAGAAAAAACAGAAACCACCCGACAGACGTATATTCCTCCAGTAGCAGTGCCAGTATTTAAAACCTGGGATAACGATACTTACCGAGGTATTCCTAAAAAAGTACTGGAACAGTACGGAATTTTAAAAACAGAAACAGGAGTTGTCTTCCAATACAGAGACAAATCAGGAAAACCAATAGCCCAAAAGATAAGGGTTTTATCGAATGAATAAAAATGACAGAATCAGTTGGACAGGAAAACCGAAAGAAGTCGCAGGGTTTGGTTCACATCTCGCAAATCCTAAGCACCATGATGGAATCGCTATATGCGAAGGAGAGTTTGACGCACCATCAATCACCTACTCAACAAACGGAAAAGTGATTGGAATATCAGTACCTAATGGAGCACAGTCAGCAGCAAATTTTGTAAAAAAACATTTGGATTATTTTAATCCTTTTAAAACTATTTACATTGCTACTGACATGGATGAACCAGGAGAAGAAGCTGCAAATTCTATTGTCGAATTATTTCAACCTGGGCAAGTAAGAAGAGTTGTATTTCCACTAAAGGACGCAAATGAAACACTTGTAGAACTAGGCAGCATGGCTGTTAAAGAGGCCATCTTTGCTGCTAAAGAGTTAAGACCTGATGGAATTAAATCTGCTAGTGCATACGCAGGCATCACAATAAAGCCACCTAACAGAACTGCTACTGACTGCGGGTTTGCTACATGGAATCGCATGACACCTTTTTACGACAATCAATTAGTCGTATTAATTGCAGGGTCAGGAATTGGTAAGACTACATTTGCCAGGGCTTTAGCTCTGCATGACATGGAAAAAGGTATTAAGTGCGGTTGGATTGGTCTGGAGGAAACAGCAGAGGAAGCAATTTTTAGGTTTGTTGGCATGGCTGCTGGTATGCAACTACATGCAAGGCAAAACTATGCTGGTTTTACTGATGACCAGTTAAAGAATATTGCAGATGCAGACAGCTTTGTAACTAAAGGTGGCATGTTGGAGCTGTTTGATCATTTTGGTTCATTAGATGAAAACATAATTCTTCAAAGAATGAATTACATGGTCAGGTCATTAGGTTGTAAACATATCTACCTGGATCATCTAACAATTATTGGTTCTGGTTTAGCTATGGATACCAGGCATTTAGATTCTTTAATTACAAAAATTCGAAGTTTTATTGCTGCTACAAAATGCACTGTATTTGCTATCTCCCATTTAAATAGATCATCTTCCCAGGTGAAGAATATGGAAGATGGCGGCATACCTGAATTACATGACATAAGGGGATCGCACTCTGTAGTCCAACTTGCTGACACTATATGGGCATTGGGTAGGTCGAGAGGTACAAATCTTACTCATAGTTACTGTCTAAAAAATCGAATGTTAGGCAGATGCGGCTATGCAGGGTCGTTCGAGTTTCACGAAGAAAATCAATTTTTAGATCAAAAATGGATAGAACCATCATGAAAAATAAAGCTTATATAGACGTTGAATTATTTACTTACCGTCATGCTTGTGCCAACGAATATGAGTACGAGTTATATGACGGCATTTGGTCTTATTACTGTCAAATTAATGATGCAAAATTCGGAGTCGATGCTGAAATACAAAGGCTCGACAAACTATTACCTGACTACGAAATGGTCATGGCCCTGGGTTCAAGCACGAACTTCCGCTATTCTATCGAACCCTCCTACAAATCAAACCGTAGGAAATATAGAAGACCCGCTGGGTATGCAAAGTTACGAGAATGGATTTCTGAAACGTGGCCCATCGTCACCTTTCAAAACTTAGAAGCAGATGACGCAATAGGAGTATCTGTAAGAAAGAACGATGTCATTGTTAGTGGCGACAAAGATCTTAAAACTATTCCAGGACTTCATTTAATAGATGACAATATTGTAAGAGTGACAGAAAGAGAAGCAGATATGCACTTTTATAAACAGATCTTAGTTGGAGATAGAGCTGATAATTTTTTTGGTTGCCCTGGTATTGGTGATCAAAATAAATTATTTAAATCAGAAGAATGGTTAAATGCAAAAAGTACTTTTGATCTTTGGAAGATAGTTAAAAGAGAATATGACAAAGCAGAAAAGAAAGATCCAGGTAATGTACCTGATCCCTGGGCTACTGGTAGATTGGCAAGAATATTAAGACAGCATGAATACTTTAGTGGAGACATAGTTTATTGGCAGCCTCCTACGTTTGATATGGTTTGGGATGCTTTTGCATGACATTTAAAGAAGAGCAACGCAAAGCAGCATTAAGACGTATCGCTGAATTAAAACTTTTAATAAAGTACTGGTCTAAAAAATTAGATAAGTAATTTATCTTCAATAATTGCTACAAGCTGGTCATCAATTTTGTTTGTACTTTGCTTGGCTAGTGCTTTAAGAATATCAAGCACTAATTTTTTTATCGCTTTTGATTTTATAAAAGCAAAAAGAATTGGTCGTAGGATTGCAAGCATAATTTGTATTACATATATTATAAGTATAGTTACACATGTGCAATACAACTATGGAAGAGCAAGAAGAAAAAGATGGCATGAATTGGGTTTCAACAGGAATCCAATTTATTGTTTTAATTTGGTCTTTAGCAGTTATTAGTTTTTCATATTACGGTAACTCAACAAGGCAGATTGATACAACATTCGCTGCTGGAATTTTAAGTACGGTTTTAGGAAATTTTGGCTTAAATATTAAAAAAAATGGTGACAAAAAGAAAAACAATAATGCTGTTAAAATAGTAGATAATAAAGATACAAAGGTAGGTATTCAATGAAAAAATTAGTTTCTTTATTTGTTTTTTTATCAAGTCCAGTATTTGCTAACCCTACAATACCAACTTGGACTACAGGTACTAGCAACAGATCAGAAAATACCACACAAACTATTACAAGGACGATTGTGACAGAGAAATATGGTGCAGCAGTAAATACATGGGAAGGGTCAAATATAACCGTTACGTCAGCTACTAGCGGGGGAATAGAAGCATCTGACGCTATATTTACACCAACAGACAATACCGCAGATTGGACTTTCACTTCTACCACAAGAGCAGCAAGTCAAATGATAGAAAAAATTACTCAAGATGATTCGATCACAACCACTAGCGTTATTACTTCTCTCAGCGTGTTTAGTCAGTAGTACTGCAAAAGCAGAAGGAGAAACAGATGTTATAGCTGCTCCTAATGCTGTAGGAAATTCATCAATAATTAATCAAAATATGAATATAAATAATGGTATGACAGGCAAGCAGCAGTTTGGAAACTTAGTTTGCAGTCAACCTACTATGGCTGTAACTCCTTTTTATACAGGAAATGATGCTCAAGGCGAAGAAACATATAGTATTAATGAAGGGTGGGGTGTACAAATGTCTTTTATGATCCCATTGGGAGATAATAATACTTGTAACGAGCTATCCAAAGTAAAGCTAGAGTTAGCCAAAGAAGAATTATCAAAGCAAGTGCATGATAAGCAATTAGTGAGAGTTTTAAAGTGTTCACAGCTTC